AAATTGTAGCGTAATTCGTTGCGCAACAGCAGAAGCGGACGATATCATAGGCCGCTGGATTGCACTACACCCCCAAGATGAACATATTATTGTCAGCAGTGATTCAGACTTCGTTCAGTTGGTTGCACCCAATTGTCAATTATACAACGGTATAAACGATCACCTGTTCAGTGTTGATGGCGTAACAGATGCCAAAGGTAACCAATTGAGTTTTACAATCGAAAGCAATTCAAAGATCAAAGTAGGCAAAGCTGACCGGAGCTTTGTGGCTCCGACTGATTATCAGAAATGGGTATTGTTCTTGAAGTGCATGCGTGGCGATCCTGGCGACAATGTGTTTTCGGCTTATCCAGGTGTGCGTGTGAAAGGCACCAAGAATCAAGTGGGACTTACAGAAGCCTTTGAGGATCGAGACAAGAAAGGCTATTCTTGGAACAATCTCATGTTGCAACGTTGGTCTGACCATGAACAAGTTGAACACAAGGTGCTGACAGATTACGAACGCAATGTCACGCTGATCGATCTCACAGCACAACCACAAGCAGTGAAAGATGTTGTGGACGCTGTGATTTGTGAACAAGTCAGTAACAAAGACACGGGCATGGTGGGCGCACACTTTCTTAAATTTTGCGGCAAGTATGAACTTACCAAGTTGAGTGACCAAGCTGAACCAATTGGTCGCTGGCTGAATCAAACATATCAAGGAGTCTTAAAATGATCGTAGCAAAACCAGTAATTGACAACCAATACTGGATTCTCAAACAAAACAATCAAAAGATTGGCAACATTGAAGCCAGTGCAGATGGGTATGTTGTAAAAATACAAAATCAAATATCCAATTACAAAACCATGCCCATGGTTAGAGAAGTGATCGACATCACATTTGAACCTCCCGAAACAGTCACAGCAACGCCAAATGACTCAGTGCATGGATACGAAACTGGGTGCAAGGCCCACAACGGATTGTGGAACGTGCGGTTAAAATTGCCACTGTTTACCAAACAAGAAAATTCCAAGTCGTGGTTTGCAGCCGGTTGGTACACAGTAAAACAACATCGTGCATGGAAAGTTGTGCGTAATCCCAAATTGATCGCACTAGAACGATATAAGTATCAAGGACCATTTTACACAAAGGAACAAGCAAATGAATCCATTTAAAGACCACCAAATGTTTATGTTGGCATCAGGCCAAACTACTGGTATTGAAAACGTCGAACAGTATAAATTATATTACACTCTTATCAAAGAAGAAGTACAAGAATTAGAAGATTCGACCACTAGAGAAGATGATGTTGATGCACTAATTGACATTCTAGTTGTGACCATTGGTGCATTGCACTCAATTGGCGTAGACACAGAAGGTGCCTGGAAAGAAGTGCATGGCTCAAACATGGCCAAAATAGATGCAGGAACTGGTGTTGTGTTGCGTAGAGAAGATGGCAAAATTCTCAAACCTGAAGGATGGCAGCCACCTAACTTGAAACAATACCTGCGATGAGTTTGCACATCAATCGGTTTATTGACTCAATCAAGGCAGCAGAAAGCCGCGGCCAAAAAGATCTTGTTATGCCCATGCGTGATGCCAAGGACTTGCATGGTGATATAACCAAACTGTTGTTGGCACTAGAGCAATCACGCCAACAACAGACCTCTGTAAATGAGCCAATTGAGGTGGTTTTGTCAGGTGGCAGTTTCAAATCTACATAGTTATTGGGATAAATAAACATGGAGTTTATCTATGTCAAGACCTAAGCCACAGGTGCTAATTGAAATCACCAACAAACAAACCTACAAGACCGAGCAAGTATTGGCCTCGGAAGGCGTGTGGGCAGTTTTTTACGACAACAAACCGATCAACTTAAAAACTTCAAACATGCTGACCCAGTATCCTGGACCCAAGTACAAAAAAGTAAGTTTTTCTAATCCTGGGCATGCTAAAAATCTAGCTCGCAAACTTAACACACAGTTTCAGACCACAAAGTTTTCAGTGGTGCTTTTAAAGTCTGGGGACACTGTGTACCCCAATGCTAACTAAACAACAAATTACTGAATACATATTGGCAGGTCTTCCTGAAGATGATCGACTGACCTATGATGAAGCTTGCAAGGCATGGTGGATGAATTTTAGAGATGGCGGAGGATTTAGACTAACCAATGCTGGATTCATGGCCATTGGTACTTGTGATTTAGAAACATATTGGTTTGCTGTTCCGACCAACTTGAGTGCTATTGCTAGACATCTGCTAATTTTAGATAAAAAATTAGATTGCCCTTACTATATCAAGATTGGCAAAAACCCGCAGATCGTTTTGTTTGGTAGCAAACAAGCAATGATGTTGGCCATGTACGGCGATCTAGAAAAGTGGTTGACCTTTTTGAGTCGCACATGATTGTGCTTGACGCACAAAGTTTGCTCGTATCCATTTAGGGTACGCATCAAGAACAAAATTTTGCTGACGTTTTAATCGTTGTTGATATGGTGTGAGATCACAATTGCCTAGTATTAACTCTCGATTGAGTTCTAAGGCAGCCTCGGCTCGTTGGTCATTTGGCAACCAGTCATATGATAAGTCTACTAAATCTTCAAACATATCAAATCCTAGTTCTTGACAATCTTGCACAATGCCTGGATGCCCAATCACAACAGGCACCTGTCCAGCAATCATTGCTTGTAAAGTTTTTTCAGTAACTATGCCTGGTCTGGCATCATATTGTGTTTCTGTCACAATGTTCACAGCACATTGAGAATACAATGGTGATAGTCGCACAAAGTTTTCATCGTTTTCTGTGCCACTATATGTTGAATACGCCCACTCAGGTAATGCAATTTGATTGCCATAACTTAACACACCATTGGGCCACGTTTGAAGAACATCAGCCACTCGCTGGCGGTGTGCGCATTCACGACCATTCAAACATTGCCACGACATAGTGCGCAGTTGATCGAAGTATGGCAGCCACTCTGATTGTCTTTTGGCAATTGATTGGCAGGTTGCTAGATTGTGATTGCTAAATTCGATGAGATTGACGGGTCCAGAGTACAACTGGTCTAGACCATGGCTCCAATACGTTATCACTACCTGATTAGCATACTGACCATAGTGTGCTTCAACTTGTGCTATTTCTGCCAGCCCCGGAGTAACAAAATCTTGAAAGTGTAGTAATACCAAGGTGCGTGGACCAAATTCAACGTCAGGCAACCGCAAAGGCCATCCAGAGTGTGAGTTGTAAGGAGGTTGGAAACAGTTGTATTCGGCTATAAGGTCTATGCCCAACTGTTGAAAAGTGCAAGCAATTAATTCAGCATAGTTCACAGGAGTATTTACTAAGTAGATCTATGTACTGGAATAATCCCTTAGTTGAAGCACACTGGCCTGGTCCACAAGATCCTGTTCAAGACAGTCTGCATAATGGCGCACATTGTTTATTTTGGAACCCACATGCGGAATTTCAAAATTTACCAACAAACCAAAGGCTTGGCGAACTGTGTAGATGGGCCATGGAATGGCTCAATCACGACGGCATAGATGGATTTGCAGCCGACCCACGCAACCACTACGACATTGCCAACTTGGTCAAGCTAAATCTTTGGATTCATGATATCCGAGCACAAGGCATTGTGAAACCTTGGTTGTTATTAGACCAAGACAGCACACTAATTCCCGGCACTGGAGATAGCAGATTGCGATGTTTGGAACGCATATCCGAAATTAAAACTGTCCCTGCATTCATAAGCACACATGTCAACAGAGCCAATCAATACCAGCATTTAGAACCTGTGAACACGTTGGATCAGTTTGCTAAATTGTGTGGTGCGAGACATGGGCAGTTGTTTACTTTTAGGCTGACAGATCCTACCGCACCATTTGGTATGTATTGGTACGAATACAACAGTGACCAAACCAGATGGGTCACACCCAGCGAATCAGATTGTGTGGCAGCCTTTGTGGCCTATGCTCGAACACACCCAGGAATCAACATCACTCCTGAATGGTTTGATGCGTTGGTTGATTGGAATCAATATCACAATATTGTAAAAAAGTAACTGATTGAATTTGCTTCCACTGTGCAGATCGATCAAGCGACGCAGGCACATTTACTCCCATCCAAGGCAAACTGTCGTTGCAATGCCCTGCAAATCCTTGTTTGGGCAACAGCAAATCTTTGGACCATTTCCGCAAAAATCTGTTTTGTAACAAGGGCTTGCCTTGCCGCAACGGCCAAGGCAAGTTGAGAGCAAACTTTACAATCTTAGGATGCATAAAAGGCGAACGCGGTTCTATGCTGTGTGCCATGGTCATGGTATCTACACCTCGTGCATCAACTGCTGTGATCTGCACAAGATAATCCATTAAC